AGGATGGACAGCATGGAACATATTCCTGTTGCTCTTTATTCCGCTCTTGACGATGACGTCCAAAGGGAGACTGGTAAGTCTTACCAGTTTTACAAGGATCTTCCTTGTATGCTCCCAGATTTTGAGTTAAAGGACGCGTGTGCCTATAGTCTTGTTCAGTCTTTTGGTAAGAAATTCTTACCATTTAGTTCTGAAAAGCAGGATGCGGCATGCCTATCCAAGTTCTTGCATAGCAACTCGCTATGTTCGAACTACTCAGAGCGTTCAAACACCTGTCTGGATGAGGAGCTCCTTGGAACTTTTAAACAAGTTCTTTGGGAATTCTTCAATCCTGAAGGTATTCCTATTGCGACCAGCTTGGATGCCATCTTTCTGAAAGGAAGATGCGGACCAGGCGCTTCAATAGGTGCTGTTGGGGGGGACTTCTATACTAAAATGTTCTCCTCTCAGTTGACGTGTACGTCGTCCATGCTTGTTAAACATTACAAGCACAATGTGGGACGTTGGCCAGACTGGCGTGCTGCGGAAGAATACCGCACTATGTCTTATGGTGAGCCTCGCATTGTCGAGGGTAGCAGATTAAGCTTCGTTCCGAAGAACGAACACATCTCACGTTCAATTTGCACAGAACCGACGCTGAATATGTTTTATCAGCTAGGGCTTGGTGAATTGATAAGCGAACGACTGAATACTTATTTCAACATTGATTTAAGTACTCAGCCCGACGTGAATCGTGTTATGGCTTGCGCTGGGTCACTTTCAGATTCATGGTCTACAATAGACTTAGAATCAGCGAGTGATACTATCGCTATGAGGATGGTGTCCTTGTATGTTGATAAACATATGTGCGATATCATTAAGACCTTACGGTCGCCTTGTACTTCCCATGAGGGGAGAGCGGTTGCACTTGATATGGTGTCATCTATGGGGAATGGTTTTACCTTTCCCTTACAGACGGCACTGTTCGCTGCAGCTGTTAAAAGCGTATATACCAGTTGTGGCTTGACCTTCTTAAGGGGTCAGGTCACTAACTTTGGGGTCTTTGGTGATGATATCATCATTGACAAGCGGGTTCGTTACCGATTGCTTCGGTTATTGGATCTCCTAGGGTTTGTGGTTAATACGAGTAAGTCCTTCTTTGAAGGACCGTTCCGTGAGTCTTGCGGGTGTGATTACTTTAAAGGTAGTAACATCCGTGGATTGTATATCCGGAGGCTTGATCACCTCCAAGACTTGTATGCCGCTATCAACCTTGTAAACGAATTCAGTGCTCGCACTGGGTTTACTCTAAGTAGCGTTATTAGCTACCTTGTGAGCAAGGTTGATCGATCGATAGAGGTGCCCCCATGGGAGGACGCCTCTAGTGGTATTAGATTACCACTATCGCTCGTAAAGACAAAGCGCCTGAGCACAAATACTCAGGCTGTCATGTACACTAAGTACGTGAACGTTGCTCAGTTTGTTCGCATTGGTGATGGGTGGATCTATCCTCATCGAGGACGGAAACGCACCTATAATCCGTGCGGACTACTGATAGCGTTTTTGTCTGGCATGGCTTTATCCTCTGGTTTACCGATCCGGATTGATACCGGTGCGGTATGGAGGAAGAAGCGGCTGTGCTGTTCTTATTGGGACAGCTTGGCGTCTGACTCCACCATTCGTGGTGGATTCGATTGGCAGCGGTGGGAAACCGCTGTTTACCTTAATTTATTAAGGTAAAACCAGGTAGCTTAAGCTACACCGGAG